AAATAATTACCTGTAGTGTCTCTACTTATCTTCGTATATGTTGTGTCAAAATCGACTATAAACATATCCGTATCTAGATCTTTGATTGCGTAATATGAATTTAACGGTAGGTAGTAATTATTTGTATAAACGGAAGCTACTTGAAATGCTCTAGGCGGAAATTTAGGTCTTGCATTAACTCTAAAAATATTTCTACTTCCTTGTTGAAAAAAACCAGGATTATTTGATAGCGATACATATACTAAATCTCCAGTTATCTCAGGTATAGCGAAGTTGGTACTATTTACAAAATCATTCCATTTTACTTCTAATTCCGGAGGATATATCGTATTTGTATCGACTGAGAAGTATCTAAATGTTGATGCATAACCTAACGCATCTATAAATTCGTTTTTTTGCTTTACAAGGAATCCTTGATTTGGAAGTGTCCCTTCTATCCATGCATTAAAAGTATTTGTAACATCTACATTCAGATCTACCGGGTTCTTATATTCAAAGCTTTGGCTTACTATGTATTCTCCAGATGTATACCATGTTCCTCCTCCGGGATTCCCTTGAGGATCGTATGATCCGGTTGAACCGGCAGGGTAATCGTTAACTACCCATTCGTCTATACCTTCCTCTGATCTATAAGTCCAACTTACTCCGTTAACAGTCTCTGGAACATCTCCGTACTTACCTGTTCCGTTATTCCAAGATCCGGATACAGTTAGTACTTGTAGAATGGTCTCCTGGGATAGATTTGTAACGTTCGCAGCAAAAGTTTTTAAAGATGTTTTGTAACTGGTGCTTGTAGATAGGTAAGTATTGTAAATTTCTAGAAGTTCACTTTGAGAAAATTGTATTAAGAATCGTGACGCTTGAGGTCTAGAACTTAAAAAAGTTTCTATTGAAGGGGTTATTGTAGCTTCTAGAATAGAATCTAACCCTGCATTCGCTGAAGGGTATAGCGAGTAAATTGTTGCGTCTTTTTGCGGAAATATTTTATATACTGCCATTTTATTATAAATTTACTACGCGACCTCTAATATCACTATCTAAATACTTAACTTCAAAAATCGAAGGATCTAAAGAAGGATATATTACGTTATCTTTTGTTGCACCTTGTATATTATAAGCATACTGTGAATATTCTCCAGTATTACTTACTTTGTTATTAATTGAAATTGTTTTTACGGTTTGTACGCCTTCTACTTTGTCTAGCAGAGTGTAAAGTTCCCTCAACACTATTGGTTGATTAATTTGCCAGTTTTGTATATCAAAATAAGCTTGAAGTTGTGTGATACATCTCGATATAACTTCATCACTGTTGTAGTTAGGACGTGTAATTATATCGAAATCAACTCCTATGTTAATAATAAACGCATCCTTGATTCTTACGGTATCTCCTATCATTCGATATTGAGATAAGTAAGTTATTAGATTATTCTTCAGCAATCCACTAGCTACTTTTAATGTACGGTCTATATCGTAAGTAAGTACATACAAGTCTAATACCGAAGGAATTTCCCCTATATTGATATCTGTTAATTTAGAAGGTTCTACGTAAACTTTAGCAATAGTTCCAAATTTGCCAGGTAAGCTTAAAGCTCTAACAGTGTAGTCGTCTTGAGTGACGTTTCTTAATTGTGATCTGAAATTACTTATAGTATTTAATCTTAAATCTTCAATAGAATCTCCACTACTACCTCCTTCTGCTGCTAATGGGTTATTTACTCGTAGAGAAGGAAACACTACACTTTGAGCAGTAACGTTATTGGCGACTGTTTGATTTATAAAAGTTATAGTTCCGGTTATTTGTGAGAGTTGATTAGCGGGGATGTTAGCTTCAACGCCTCCTCCTGTTAGGTACCGGAAAGTTAAAGTAGTGTTTGATGGTGGAATTCCGTAAGTTTTTGTGAAGATGAAATTAGTAGGATCGTATGCGGTAGTTAATTTAGATTGCCCGTACGGTAACCCTAATCCTACATTATCGGCATTAGGCACAACTACTTCATCTACATCACTTGAAATGCCGGCACCGAATTGTATCTCAATAGTATTGTTATCCACTATTCGTGTTACAAACCTTCTATCTACTGATTTTAATTTTAATAGATAAGGAGTATCTGTACCGGTCTGTGGAGTTGATGTATTCTTAATTGAATCGAATACAAAGTCTTGAGCTAAATAATCTACTTCGTACCATTGATTCGTATCACTGTCATAACAATCTAAAATACCTAAAAAGGAACCGGCTTCTAAAGTAACAGTCGGGTACTTTTGGGGAGGACCGAAAGGGTACTGTTTCTCAGTTATTGTAGCTGAGATAGCTTGTCTGGTTTTTGTTAATGTATAATATGTCGGATTTCCTAGACTATCTACTGCTGCTACTACAACCTCTGTAGGATCTAAATCTGTATTTACTGAAAAATCAACGCTATCCTGTACTAAAAAGGATTGATAAGTTGTATCAGTTGAAGAGAGGGTTGCGTTTTCTTTTATGTAAAGAGCGTATGTAAAATCCGGTTGATATTCTCCGTTTACTACAGTAGAAGGTACTAATTGTGATATAGTCGCGTTTACTGAAGCGGCTGTAGAAATTCTCGGCTTATAGCCGAACATGTATGCTAATTGATATAGATTATTTTCTTGTCTAGCAAACTGTAAGAAGTTTTCTTGTATCTGATTATCTAAGTAAAACGAAAGTACATCTCCGACATAAGATGCCATTTCTAAGAACATCATCCCAGGGGAGTTTGGACTAAAGTCGGTGTAGGTATTTGGGTAATAGGTCTTTGTAAAGTCTATTAACGTATCCCTAAATTGGTTAAAATCTCTATTTAGGTACTTTATGTCTCTTTTTACTGCCATTATCCAAACTGTACTTTTAATTCGTTAACATCTGCGGTGTGTGCGATAGTATATTTCATTACTACTTGTATAGTATTCTCACTTTCATTTATATTCACTCTTAATACGTCTAAGCTTTTAATCTCTACACTAGGAAATGCTATAGTAATTCTAGCTTGTAGATCTTCTTTTAAATTGCTTAAATCTCCTTCGTTTATTTGTGAAAATATATATTTACGTAACCCTCCTCCTAAACTTGGATTTAAAAACCTTTCACCTTGTTCAGTGAGTAGGAAGTTTAATAAATTATTACGAATCGCATCTTTAGTTAAATACGTAGAGTTAAATCCAGTCGTACCTTGTAAAGGTATTGAAATTCCTAAGGCTACATTTACCTGTTTATCAACGGGATATATCTGTTTAACTCCGAATGCCATTTTACTTATTCATTAAACCCATTATTTGATCTAGATTAACTTCTCCTGGAGGTAGTGAGCTCCCTTCCCCGGTAGTTGTTACAGGTGGTGGTGTATATGCGGGTGTGATACTATTAGTATTGAATGTAAACGTATCTTGTTGACCGGGATTAAAATTACCTCCCATCATATCTCTAAAAGCTTGCTTAGATGCTTCTGATAAAGCTCCAGTACCTGTAGCGGTTCTCGTTTCTGTAACAGATCCATATCCTCCTGCTGCTACAGGCATTTTAGGACTTTTAACTGCTTCAATAAGTATTTCGCGCATTTCTTCTCGAAATACCTCTTTAACAGCTTCTTTGATCATTTTCTTGAAATCTGATGCTTTCATATTAATAAATAGTTGTTTTCAAAAATGTTTATTCTCCTTTTAAATTGTCTCTATCAATTATAAATTTTAATTCTTCAATGAGAATTGTAGGATTCGGTGTATAAGAAGATTCGCCTTTAAGTACTATAACTCCGAATTTATCTCGAGCTACTGCGTATCTCTTTGGATAGTTTAAATCTGAGGATGTATCTGCAAGTATTTCAAATGAAAATCCTTTATACTTCTCTATGTTGGTTTGCAATTGCTCTAGTTGAGCGTTTCCGAGCTGTGCTAATTGATCGTTTAAAGCTACTAGTGGTAGATTTTTAGTTTTTGCACATTTAACAATCAGCTCGTCTAATATAGCTAATAACTTAGATATTACTACAAGTATACTTACAACTATCTGAACTACTGAAGTTAAGTATTGTATGTTACGTGTGTATTTTATAAGTTTAGGTTTTAATGCATTTTCTAAATCTTTTGATACGAATTGGGAAGATACGATAGGACCGGGTGCGGTGATTGCTCCTAAAAGAACTATATTTGCTATAGTAGTTGCAGTTGTTAATGTTGCGAGTGCTGTATTGATAATGTTTACGCTTCCTTCTACTGCTGTTGTTATTTTGGAGATTCTATCAATCGAGGATAGGAAAGTATTTACCTGATTTGTATACTTATTACGTAATGTGACTAATTCTAACAGTTTTGTATCAGAGGGGCAGGTAACTGTTGAAAGTCCAAGTACTGATTTTGGATCGGAGAGTAATTTGTTTACGTTAGTGACTCCAAAAGTTGTTATAGTGGATGTAATTGCAGGTATAAGTAATTGTCTTAAATCTAAACTTTTATCAAGTATTACAGCTCCTACTTTATCAAGACCCTTAGGCTTTTCATAATCCGGGGTTGTTTTCTGAATATTTAAAGTTTCAGTTAATACTACTGCCGTAGATTCTGCTTGAGTGTTTGCAACTTTCCTTTTCAGCTGCACATAAGGCATGTCCACCCAATAAGCGTATACACTGTAAGTGTCTAACTTTTCAAATTTTCTCTGTTCTGGGGTCGGCGTATCAACATAAAAAGTATACTCTTCGTACCCTTCAAGCTGTATCCTGAATCCTTGAGCAATTTCAAGATCAGCAGGCGATGAACTCTTCCATCCTATAAATTTAGTAGGGTCTAGGTAGAATGTTATAAAACCTTCTTCATCGACTTCATAAGGTAGTTCTTCGTGAAAGGGCGGTGTTATAGGTTTGACAACTGGGTTTCTTATACGACCCCAAGTATCGGCGTCTGCTATTAACAGTGGGGGATATTGATATACAATCATTACTTTGTAAAAGTTATTGTTGATCTTAACGTAGGTAATTTTTCATTTAAAAGTGTATTTATATTTTTAGATACACTCTTAGCGGTTTCTTGTACTGATAATATAGGGACGGGGCCTTCTGTTGTTGGTACTGTAAGTGTGCTTAATGTAGCTGTTAGAGATTGTAATTCTTTAAGTAAGATTTCTAAAAGTTCGACTGTATTATCTCCTTTAAGTACTGGCTGTATTTCTACAGTTCCTCCAAGTGCTATTATCGGAGAACTTATAACTGTTTCTTTAAATGTAGATAGGTTAATAGTTTCTCTACTAGATAGCCCAATACTTTTATTACTTAAAAGTAAAATACTATCTTCGCGACTGTTTAAAATTAATCTACTGCTATTTAATATTATTTGAGGTTTATTGAAAATACCTACGGATGCGGGAGGCGGATATGTTGTACTGTAGGCGGTTTGTAATGGGCTCGCAGGGATTAGGTTTATTTGTTGAGTTGTTGTTAAGTATATAGATGAAGAGTCTGTGTTTATATTCTCTACAATCGGTTCCCAGCTTGGTGCGTTGTTTATTGTTTGACCGTTCCTTAGAATTGTAATTGGATCACCAGAATTACTATTTCCGATAGACCATATATTAAGAGGTTCTTCTGTACTGTTTACTTTGTTAGTACTGCCGAAACGTATACTATTTCCCCATCTTCCTTCGTAAATACTGTCGCCTTCAAAAGGTTTGAGTGGGTGTATATCGGATTTTTCTTTAAAGCTGTTACCTAGTTTTAAAGTATCTAAGTCTTTCTTAGGTCTTCTTAAATTAAGCCCTCCTGGTATATTGTTGTCAAAGCCCTGTATGGTAGTCTTAAAACCGGGCCATGCATTTAATCCGGGGTAATTCCATAAGTTAACGCTTGATATGTAATAATCTAAAGTAAGCAGGTCTCCGGAATCTATATCCGGGACGGTTGTTGTAATTATATAGACTAATTCGTTTAACGTAGGTGGAGTTTTAATATTTGGGAATAGAGGTCTTGCAGCTCCGCTTAGTCGGGGAGTGCCTGTATCTGTGTCGACTACTGTTACTTCTACGTACTCAATAGTACCTAACCCGTTCCACTCTCCGTATATTTTAAATTTTTCTTTTTCTTCCTTTGTATCTCCTTCTGTTAGTAGTACATAAGTGACTCTTGCTACTTTAATTTTATTAAAAGGAGCCATCATAGTACTAATATCAGTACTTGTAAGGTTATTGGTAGTTGTGTTATTTATTAATGTAGCGAAGCTCATTTCCTATCTGAGTTTAATTTATCTATCTCTGATAACAATTGAGCTTTTTCATCTTCAGAGATACTGAAGTTGTCTGGCGTTTTATCGTTGTTATTCTGTAGGATTCTCTGAACTATGGTAGCCATTTTAATTAACTGTTCGTCGTTTTTCACTCCTATCTCTAAATACTCTTTAATCAAAGGTACAATTAAAGTAGCATCTCCTATTTCTTGAACTAGAGGTTTCAACTCTGCAATTAGAGCAGCTATTTGCTTTTCCTTAGTTTTAGAGTTGTCGTATATTTCTTTTAACAGTTCGCTAAAAGTTTTCTTACCAAAAATAACAGTATCTAATGCTTGCATATCTTTTAATATAAATAGAGTTTATCTTATTTTCGAAAAGTAAGTTCATCAGTCTGAAGGTAGTTAATATAGTTCTCCTTGAAAATATCGTATAGTTCGTTTGCTACTTTTGTAATCTTAGGAGTTTTAGCATCTACCTGCTCTCTTATATAAATGTAAAGTGCTTTTTTGTTGAGAATATCGAGATTCACTCTTTTACGGAAAAGCTCTAATATAGCATCAGCTATTCTTGCATCTTCCTGTTTAGGGAATAATTCGAAAATATGTTCTGTAATATATTCAATGTACCCGTCTATAAATTCGGACAGTGCTCCGTCTTCTTGTTCAACATTATTCATTTCGTAGCTATACTCGAAAGTATCGTTAAGACCTTCTACAGGTGCCTTATCTAACTTCCTTTTATAGTTCTTAGTATTTGTAATTATTAAATACCTTTTAGCTATTGTACCGAAATACGAATATGCTTTGGCTCCTTTTTCAGGTTTGAATAGATGTATTTTAGATAAAAGGAAAGAGATTACCTCGTGTTGTAAATCTTCAATCGTTTCATCTTCAGTATAGTAGAACTTAAAAGTATGTATTATGTTCTCTGCTAATTTTGTGAATGCATAGTGAATTTCACTATTGTAGATTTCATTACGGGTACTCTCTTTCGTTTCGAGATTGTACTTTATTATAGCTTTCTCGGTATCTTCGGTAAAGTAGTTTTTAGACTTTTTTTTTCGGCTCATAGTTTTAACTTGTAATCATCCAAAATCTCTTGGATTGATTTTATGTTTTCGAAATACCAGCCGATTTCGTCATCCGAACTAAACATTCCTTTTTTGTCAATTTCACTAAGTTTCTTACTCGATATCTTAATAGTGTTATCTAGAGATACTAAATACTCCTGGTAACGTTGAATAAGATCTTCTTGATTCTCTACTTTACGCATAAGGTTATAAGTTGTATAACCTAGTACACAAATTAAAAAGATAAGAATTGGTAAGATAATAGTCATAAAATTAATCGTTAAAGAAATTACTCATAACATCCTTAAGGCTATCTGATCCTATAGAGGATAGCGCTTTAGTTTTAATTGGTTGTTTAGATACTTTAGGTTTAGATTCCTGCTTAATAGGTTCTGAAGTTGGTAATTTATAGTCTCTTTCAAATTCAACCCTAGCAGCTAGTAAATCAGCTTGGTGTATAATGTGAGGTAGGGATGATCTTAATTTAGATTCTGGATAGTAAGTAATTAGGTAAGGTTTGTTAGCTTCGTCATATAACCCGTCATGAAGTTTTATAGATAAAGTCTCTACTAAGCTTACTTTAATACCTAGCTGAGATAATATGTATAAACCTCTATCAGGAACTGACATATAGTTTAACTCTGGATTGTATTTATAGAGAATACCTCTATTTTTAACTTCCCAGTCGTTTGTATTAGGAAAAACTGATTCACAATCAAGATATCCAAATTTACCAAAATCATGGTTAAGAGCTGAAAATACTAACTCTTCAGTAGTATAAGTATTCTTAACTCCCATCTCTCTCCATACAGAATCTATCTTAAGAGCTGCCTCTACAACCCTATTGACATGTTCTACATAACCCCCAGCAAAGCAGTTGTGGTAATCTTTCTTAGTAGATGCAGGAAGGAGTATAAATCTCTCTTCATAAGAAGAATAAAATTCATGAAGCTTTTTACCTCTTTCCCCGGGAATATATTCTTCAATCCATCCTAAGAATTTTCCCCAATTTTCTAGCATTTGTTCCGCTGTTAACATAACTTTATTTTTTATTAATTATAACTAATAGGTTCTCTTTCGATATACTCTTTAATTTCTTGAATAAGATCTTCGGATGTATTAAGAGTATTTTGAAACTCTTCTACCGATTGACCTGTTCTTAGTAGTGCATTTAAGTTCTTCAACTTACCTTCTACTTGTTCTAGCTTTGCGAGAATAAAATCCCTGTTTTTCATATTATTAGATTTATTATAAAAC